GGAGATACATTTCGGTAGAAATGGTGAATATGGTGAAAAAGATATAGAAAAACTAGCAAAAAGACTTGACGCGGTTGCATTTATGTGATATAGTAGTAAATATAATACGTTGACAAGGTGTATTATACTCCGTAGTATATTATAGGTAGTGACATTTTATATTTGCCATATATTCCCCGGCATTACCTATAAATACAAAAGTAATATTATGTTGTACAGACATTTTGTTACTCCTTATCGAAATAGGCTCTTTTCTTAGGATTTGAGCCTATTTTTTACTTGACTTAGATAAATACTTGTAGTAATATAGTATATAACATAAGGAGAATAAAATGTTAGATTACGAACAAATAGAGCATCATATACACGCCCTAAAATGTTCATTCGAAATAATAGGACGAGCGGCGGGTATAACACCAGACGAACTCGTAGCAGTACGACAAGAGATGGTGAAAAGACACGGTAAGCATGATATAGACTGGAAAGGCGATCCACTAGCAAAACTTGCCGCAGATTACTTTTACTGCATAGAACAAGATAGCAGATTAAAAGATAAACACTTCCTATCACCAAACATAAGATTACGATTATATCGAATGGCGACAATGAATAAAGACGTTAAAGATATGTGGGATCAACTAGAAGAACTAGATCCAAACTGCTTCCTACAAGAAAGCGAAAAAGTATTTAAGAAAGTAAAAAAGTTTAGGAGATATAAAGGATGACATACGATGACGAATACGCTTACATGGTATTATTATACGGAGAGTTATTTAAAAACATATTAAACTCAATGCGTAAAGGACAACAGTTCAAAGTACCTAAACGATATAAAGAAGCAACAGAACATACAAGAAAGTTTTACGATAAGTGGGGATAGGCAATGACAAAAGCATTTAAAGATAAGATAACAAAAGTAGGGGACTGCGATATGTGGATAGCAGGCTGTCACATGCAAGGTTACCCGATGATGAGAAACCCAGATAATATGAAACAGATGGTAGTAGTAGTACGACATCTAGCAGAAAAGAAACTGGGATATAAACTAGATAGAAATACAAGAGTAAAGAATAACTGTGGTAATATAAAATGCGTAAATATAGACCATTACGATATAGTTCATAAAGACGAAGATATCGATAGATGGAAGTGTACGCCACATCAAATAGCAGAAGAAATAAGACAAGAGATACGAGATGACTATAATAACACAGAAAAGTATCACGGTCAAAAGCGAGACCTAAAAAAGAAGTACAATATAACATACGAGACATTAACGAAGATATTGAGTGGAAGATAAAAGCATAAATAATATATGTAATGTTCAGCCATTACAAGTTTTAAAAAATGTTTTCTAACAACATTTTTATTCTCTTAAAATCGATAGACCCTGTTATGCGAGTGTATAGCAGGGTCATTTATTATAAAAAGGGCAGAAAAAGGTTGACTTGGAAGCGTTTATATGATATGTTGATAAATAATACTAAGAGAAAAACTAATACATCGATTTTAAGACTAATATCTATCCCCACATATAGCAAACATAGTATCCTGAAAAAACGGGAAAAGGTTGCAAATCCGATAGAAATATAATCCCATGATACCGTTGGTGTTGGCGTTAGCAACACAAGGTAGGTGTAAAAATCAGCAAGGCATTACGGTATATCGAGGCTGATGTAAAATCAAATAACGTGCCAAGAAGCAGGTAAGCACACCCATACACAATACTACCTAAGCGAAAGCAAAACAAGTCTTCTGGCGGCAGGTAAGCCGGCATTTTGCTGGCGAACCGTGGATAAAGAGGAGATATAATATACTCCATATATAACACATTATCCAAACATATAATAGGTAAAAGAAAACAAATAACGAAGTTCTAAATGAGCGATAGCGAATAAGGAACTGAGTTATTAGGTCTTGTAAAGACCTTAGCATAATGACTTAGCCAGTAAGGAACAAACTGACTAAGCCAAGATGGAAAAAATACCCAGGATAATAAGGGTATGGATATCTACCTTATGATAGGTATCCATTCGTATTTAATCAAAAAACAGTCAGCATAAATACATATATAACATTTTAGGAGAAATAAATGAAACTACCAAATGAAGATGAACTTTACAAAACAAAGATTTTAACATATAAAATAATCAATGGTATATTAGCATTAATATTCATTGGTATGATAGCCACACCTATCGCATGGGTGGCAAGCATATTATTCTAAGGAGATTATAATGTCTGGAGCATTAGATTTAACAATAGAACAAGGTGCAACATTCAGCCGTACGATAACTATCAAGGATAGTGCAAACTCAGCCATCAATATATCAAGCGATAGTTTTGCAGGACAGGTAAGAAAAAGACATCAGAGTTCAGACACAGAAGCGGCCTTCTCATTTAGTATAACAGATGGATCAAACGGTGTAGTAGTAGCAACAATATCAAGCACAAATACAGCACTTATGGAACCAGGCGACTTCGTATATGATATCGAATGGACACAAGCATCAGATTCCTCAGTTACTAGATTATTAGAGGGAACTGCGACAGTCACACCACAGGTGACAAGATAATGACAAACGTTACGGTATCAGAAACAAAATATAACGTTACGATTGCAGAGACAAATCAAAACGTTACAACAACAAGCACAGGTGCGATTAATGTATCAGTTAACGCAACTGACTTAGCAACAAGCATAGCAAACGCAGGCGGTGGTGCAGAAGTACTTAAAACATTAGAAAACAATGTATTAACAGCAAGAACCATTACAGCAAATACAGAAGGCGATATCGTAGTATCCACAGTAGGCGATAATATCGACTTAGCATTATCAGACAATATTGAAGTAGCATCACTAAACGTTAGCGGTACAATAACAAATACAGCCGGAGGCGCAGTAGCCAACTTCGCAACAGCAAATGTAAATGGAACATTAACAGCAGGAAACATAGACGGAGCGGCGACTATCGATGGTACGGGTAATATTATTATTACACCTGGCTCAAGCAACTTCGTACATGTAAATACAAACTTAAGCGTAGGTAATACTTCAACACCACAAGGCGTAGAAATATTAGGAACAAGCATAGGTAAAACTAGTGGATCAGCAACAGACATTACATTCACAGGAAACTTCAACGGTGACTTAACTGCAGGAACAACAAACATAAGTGGGCATCTTATCCCAGTTACAGATGATACACACGACTTAGGTTCATCATCAAAAAGATTTAGAGATTTATATTTAGGACCCGGGTCCCTTTTTATCAACAACCAGAAAGTATTAGAAGACGATAGTGGTACTATTAAAGTTAGTTCAACAAACAACTTAACAATAGAAAGTGGTGGAGACTTAACACTATTATCAACAAACAATACATCAACAATACAAGATACAACAATCAATCTAGGACCGTCAAATAATACAGGAACAACAAATATTAGAGGCACTCTAGATGTAGTTACAAAACTAGAAGTAGGTGATACAGACTTAACATCAGGGTTATTACACCACGATGCATCAAACGGAAACTTCGAACTTAGAACAAACGGCACAGGCTTTACACATATAAACACAGCAGACTTATATGTAGGGCCACTGTCAGGTGCAGTAAAGATTGACGAAAATAGTATAGGTGTTACAGCAGGAACTCTAACAGTTACAGGTAATCTAGTAGGTAATGTTACAGGACAGGTATCAGACTTAAGTAATAAATCAACATCAGACTTAAGTGAAGGGTCAAACTTATATTATACAAACGCAAGAGCAGACGCAAGAGTTAATAACGCAATATTAGACGAAGACGATTTTAGTTCAGACAGTGCAACCAAAGTCCCGTCACAACAAAGTACAAAGGCGTATATCGCTTCACAAATACAAACAAAAGATAATACAGATGAGATAACAGAAGGCTCAAGCAACTTATACTTTACAAATGCAAGAGCAAGAGCGGCTATCTCAGAAGATAGCACACAGTTATCATATAACAGTTCAACAGGTGTATTATCATATACACAAGGTAATACAGATACAGTAGCAGAAGGTAGTTCAAACCTTTATCACACATCAGCAAGAGCAATCTCTGCCGTAGAAGGTGAAAGCACACTAGACTTAAGTGGAGCAGTTACAGTCACAGGACAACTTACAGCAAACGATATTATCAAAGTAGATGATGGCTTTATCTTAACAGCGTTCAATCCATATGGCACAGGATCAAATATGCCTACAAGTATTATGGGTGTAGGACAAGAAGATGGATGGGCAGGCGTACATGTAAGAAACAGAGGCGCACACGACTTCGGATTAGGCTCAGGACTTAACTTCTCACCAAGAGCATTGATGGTTATGTCAGCAGGTCGTAAGTCAGGATCAAGTGACGATTACTTAGATAACGGAGATGAGTTCGGCGTATTATCATTCAATCCATACACAGGATATAAGACTGGTGCAGAATGGTTGACAGGCTCAGCAGAGATTAGTGCATTAGCAACTGAAGACCATAGTACAACAGGCTTAGGAACTAAAGTCCGTATCGCAACAACAGAGAACGGTGAAGAAGCAGGAGCATCAGAAAGTTCTCATACAAATAAACATATCGATATTCAAGGCACAACTATCACAACAAGTGATACACTAAAGATTGATGACGCCTTAATCATTACAGGTAATATTACAAACGATGGTGGCGATGTTACAGTAGCAGATACATTGAAAGTTACAGGAGCAACAAGCAACTTCACAACGTTCGGTGATAATACTATTACATCAAATAACTATGCAATACATGGGTTAAAGATACAAGCAGACGATACAAAGTGGGGCGCACTAGTACTAAAAGAGTTCGTAGGTGGTGCAAACAAACCAGCAGTATCAGGCTTCTCAAATCCAACGTTCGGAACAGAACTAGTAGGTGGCACTCCGAGTTCTCCAGCGGCAGTGGCGTCAGGTAAAAGAACTTTAGTATTACAATCTATAGCGGCAAACGAAAGTGACGGAACATTACCAGGCACAGCAGGTGCAATGGTTAAGTTCGAAACAAACGAAGCACAAACAACTTCAGCGATGGGACATAAAGTAGCCATTGAAAGTATAGGTAATGGTAATACAACACGTGCATCAAGTATTGTATGTAATGGTGCAAACATTACTTTACATGCAGAAGGCACAGCAAACTTATCAACTGGTGGAGACCTAAACATCAATGACGATGTTATTATTACAGGCACACTAAATCAGCAAGGTGCAATCTCAAATAGTACAGGTGACGTTACAGTAAATGATAACTTAAAAGTTAATAACAATCTTACAGTAGATGGTAATACACAGTTAGGTAATGCAAATACAGATACAGCAACCGCAACTGCTAAACTTATAGCACAAAACGGTTTCAACAATACAGTATTAACAACAACAGTAGCAAATCAACTTATAGGCTTCGGAGTAGTTCAAGCAGGAGACCAAGCATTCATATCAGATGGAAACGCAGGATCCCCTTGCATGGCCTTTAGCCCAGACGGATCATCCTGGAAGAAAATGCATTCACCAGGCGATAATATTAGTAGTTCATAATGATAAAGACACAGGCAAAAACGGAAAGGGTCACGATGAAAGAAACAGACACAGAAATAGCACTGTTAAAGCGTGATATCCAAAACATCCGGGATAACCATCTTAAGCATATGAAACAAGATATAGACAGAATAGAAAGAAAAGTAGATAAGATTGACAATAGATTATATTGGGTGCTTGGAGTTCTTATATCGACCCAGGTAGCGTCAATGATAGCAAATATGTTATAACCTCAGACCAGAGGGCATAAAAGGGAGATGTAAATGCAAATAGAACAAATGGAGATAACCAGTCTCCAGCCTTATGAACGCAATCCGCGTAAAAACGATAAGGCAGTAAAAGTGGTGGCGAACTCTATAGAACAATATGGATTTCAACAGCCTATAGTAGTAGATAACGATAGAGTAATCATCGTTGGACACACTAGATACAGAGCGGCAAAAACACTGGGACTACAGAAAGTACCAGTATTAGTAGCAAACGAACTGACTGATAAACAAGCACAGGCGTATCGTATTATGGATAATAGATCCAACGAGAACGCAGACTGGGACGAACAAGCATTGTTCCAAGAGTTAGAAGACTTGATAACAGACAGTACGATACAAGATTTAGCGTATGACACAGGTTATACTGAGAACGAACTTGAAAGATTATTCAGAGAAGATGAAGATCCAGTAGAGAAGTACGCAGAAACACAACAGGTCAAAGCAAAGCGTGGAGACCTATATACATTAGGAGAACATAAGTTAGTATGTGGAGATAGTACAAACGCAGAACACTTAAAGTTACTATTAGGAGACGAGAAAGTAGATTTAATATGGGAAGATCCGCCTTATGGAATATCTTATGTTACAGCAAATAACATAAACTATAACACAAGAGAAAATACACTCAGAGATAGACATAGAGCGATTAAGAATGACGACTTAACACCAGAACAACTAGACGAACTGTTGAATGGTCATATGGAAGCAATCTTACCATATTGGAGACAAGGCGCATCGATATATTGGAGTCACGATATAAGATTTACGCAACAGTTTAGAGACATGCTAAACAAACACGGCGTACATATAAGTGACACCTTAATATGGAAGAAAAAGAACGCATCTAACTGGATGGCAGATTACGCAAAGTTCTATGAACCAGTATTATATGGATGGCGCAAAGGAGCAGAACACAACTGGTACGGGAAGAATATGAACCCGAATGTAAATGACTTAGATGAGTACGACAAGATGTCGAGAGACCAACTATTAAAAATAGTAAAGTCCATACACACAAATGTCTTTACTTTCGGTAGAGAAGATGCTAAAACAGTAGATATTCATCCTACAGTAAAGCCAGTAAAACTTATAGGGTATCATATAATGAACTCTACACAACCTGGGCAAATCGTATATGACGGCTTCTCAGGATCAGGATCAACACTGATGGCGTGTGAGAAAACAGGCAGAACTGGTAGAGCAATAGAATATGAACCAAAATATGTAGATGCTATCATAAAAAGATGGCAAGAAAAGACAGGAGCAGTAGCAAGACACATAGACGGAACGCTATGGAATGACAAGGAGTATTACGATGAAGGGCAGTAAAAAAGATAAGAGTGGAACTGTCACTAAAAAAGGTATCGTAGTAGGCAGAAACAAGAAAGTAGTAGTTCCAGAAGAAGTAGAAAAACTCGCAAAACTCTGGTGCACAAACCAAGAAATAGCAGAATGGTTCGGCATCGATACAAACACACTAAAGTACAACTTTAGCGATTTAATAGCAAAAGGGCGTAGCGAGACAAAGCAGGCACTTCGTAGGGCACAACTAAAGAATGCATTAGAAGGGAATACTACTATGCAGATATGGTTAGGGAAGAATATTCTTGGTCAAAAGGATGGAACTTCACTAAACGAAGATATGAATAAGATCCTACCGTGGAGTGACGATGCCACTGAATAAACCACAACAAGAAGTGGCAGACTGCGATAAAAGATTTAGGGTGCTCGTAGCGGGCAGAAGATTAGGTAAAACCTATCTTGCTATACGAGAACTAGCAAGGTTCGCCAGACACCCAGATAAGAAGGTATTGTATATATGCCCAACCTATCAACAGGCTCGTGATATTATCTGGGCCGACTTAAAAGAAAGATTAAGTAGGATAGGATGGATAAGTGAAACGAATGAAAGCAGACTGGAGATAACACTGATAAACGGTAGTAAAATAATGTTAAGAAGCGGCGATGCAGGAGAAAGACTGCGTGGTCAAGGGTTCGATTTTATCTGTATGGATGAGACATCAGACCTTAATAGTGCATTATGGCAAGAAATAATAAGACCGTCATTATCAGCACAAAAGCCTCCAGGACACGCATTATTCTGTGGAACCCCGAAAGGGATAGGAAACTGGTTTAAGGATCTATATGACCTTGGTAGAGGGTCTGATCCTGACTGGGCGAGTTTCCAGTACCGTACCATCGAGAGTGGAAATGTTCCTGAAGAAGAAATACTTGCCGCGAAAAGGGATCTAGACCTTAAAACGTGGAGACAAGAGTATGAAGCATCCTTCGAAACATTCAGTGGAAGGATAGCATATAACTTCTCAGATGATAACATAAAGGACTGGAAGCCGCACCCAGCGAAACAACTTATCATAGGATGCGACTTTAACGTTGAACCTTTATGTGCAGTAGTATATGTACGCACATCAGACGGCTTACATGCTATAGACGAAATAGTATTAACAGGATCACACACAGAAGAACTAGCACAAGAAATAAAAAATAGATATCCAGATAAATCTATAGTAATGTTTCCTGACCCGAGTGGGCAGGCTCGTAAAACTAGTGCTGGTGGGAAAACAGATATCTCTATATTACAGAACGCAGGCTTCAGAGTAATGTATAGAAACAAACAGCCTGCAGTAAGAGATAGGATAAACGCAATGAACTCATTGTTAAAGAACTCAGACGGACACATACGATACTTCGTAGATCCCAAGTGTAAATACTTAATAAAGAGTTTAGAACGTTATATCTATAAATCCGGTACGCAAATACCTGATAGAGGTGAGTGGGATCATATGTTCGATGCGGCAACATACGCAGTAGAATATCTGTTTCCGATTACCCGGGACGTGAACCCCGATATTAACATTCAAACATTTGGAGTATATTAACAATGGACTTAGATTATAAACATCCGTTATACGAGCATTATTTAAGTAGTTGGAACTATTACTCGGCAAGTTATAAAGGTGGTGACGATTATAGACACCATAGTTTAAGGATGCTCCGTGAGTATCTATTCGAACACGATGCACCGGGTAATCAATATGGACAACGATTAGAATACACTGCTTTAGACAACTTAACAAAACTAACAGTAGATACATACAGAAGTTTCCTATTCAGAAGTCTTCCAGTAAGAACCTTTGGATATTTACAAGGCAACACTTTAGTAGAGCGTTTCCTATACGATGTAGATTTCGAAGGGCAAGACTTAGATGACTTTATGAAAGAAGCAAACAACATGGCTATGGTATATGGTCAGGTATGGATCTTAGTTACAAAAGGCTTCCAAGAAGGAGTCATTACACTAGAACAAGAAATAGAAAACGATATTAGACCGTACGCTAAAATCTTTACGCCTGAGAATGTATGCGATTGGCAATACCTTAAACAGGCAAACGGTGCAGAAAAACTAGTATATGTAAAAACAAAAGAATATGTATCACCAACAATAACACGATACATAGAATGGACAACAGAAGAAATCAGAACATTCGAAGTACTGTATGACGAGAACGGTCAAGAGAAAACAGTAGCGATGACTGAACTGCAAACAAATCCGATTGGTGAAGTCCCATTCGTTCAACTCAAAGCAAACCCATCACAGTACAAGGGTATAGGTATGAGTGATGTAGCAGATGTATCAAAAATACAACAAGCAATATTCAACTTACTAAGTGAAGCAGAACAAGGTATTAGAATATCAAACCATCCAACTTTAGTTAAAACAATGGATGTAAATGCTACAGCAGGAGCGGGCGCAGTTATCAACTTAGATAACACAATGGATCCAAATCTTCGTCCTTATCTTATAGAACCAAACGGTACAAACATAGATAGCATTGTAGCAATGTTAGAACAGCATATACAAGCATTCTTAAGAATGACACACTTAGGTGCAATCATGGCCGCAAAAGGACTGAGCATTAAAAGTGGTATAGCATTATCAACAGAGTTCGAAATGTTGAATACAAGACTAGCAGATAAGTCCGCAAAACTAGAACAAGCAGAGTACAATATGTGGCAACTGTTCTATAAGTGGACAAACCTACAAGCAGATCCAGAGTTCAATGTAATATATAAAAAGACATTCGACTTACGAGATGAACACGCTGACCTATCACTATTAAATCAAGCATTACAAATAGGTGTAGAAAGCGATACATTTAAAAAAGAGATCCATAAACAAATCGCAAGAATAGTCGTAGAGAACGGCGATAAACTTGACGATATCATGGCAGAGATAGATGGTGGCACACTAGAACACGATCCAGTGACAGCAGAAACAAAGCAACCACATATCGAAGCAATGATAATGGAAGGAATGACTGATAAACAAATGCTAGAACTTCATCCAGAACTAAAACAAGAAGACTTAGATGAAGCGAAAGCCAAACTATTGGAGAACAACTAATGCCATATCATACAAAAGGTAAAAAGAAAGATAAGAAGAAAACATCCAAATCATCATACGGTTCAAAGCGTAAGATGACAAAAGGGAGAAAAAGATAATGACTAAGACACCAGCAAAGATATACAACGGTGATACCTATGTTGCTAAGTTAGTATTAGAACTAGACGCACAAGGTAATCCAGTCGTAGATGAGAAGTATGTATCAGCATACGGCGAGTGGACAACAATCGTATGGGACAGAGGTTCTTACGAGAAGTCTGCAAAAAAAGACAAGAAAAAAGTAAAAGAAGAAGACATCATTACCAACGAAGATAATGGTGATTTAGAGTAAGATAAATACTAAAAAGGAACACAAAGGAGATTATAACTATGACCGAACAGAGTGCAACTTCGGGTGATGTAAATGTAGCAGATACTGGTACTGACGTTAATACTACATCGGAAGAAAATCAAAACCAGGAAGACCGTATCTTTTCACAAAAAGACGTGGACAAAATCGTACAAGCAAGATTAGAGAAATATAAAAGACGTTTCTCCGATATTGACTTAAACGAATATAAGTCACTAAAGAGTGCTGAAGAACAACGGGAAATAGAGGCGATGAAGAAACGTGAGGAGTTCGACGCCATACTTAGTCAGCAAAAGACAAAGTACGATGAAGAACTAGGCACACTTCGATCCCAACTAACAAGCCTAAAAGTAGATGGTACGTTACTTGATAGTGCGGCAAAGCGTAATGCAGTAAGCCCAGAACAGGTAGCAACACTATTGAAAGACAAGGTTGGGTTAGATGAGACAGGTCGCCCAGTCGTATATGACAATAACAATGTCGTATATGATCCTGAAACATCGGAGCCAAAAACATTAGAAAGTTTAGTGAATGAGTTCCTGGATGCAAATCCACACTTCATTCGTTCTGGACCGTCTGGTGTTACATCAAACGGCGCAACAGGTAATGTTGCATCAACAACCCGTAAGATTGACTTGGCTTCACTTGATATGAACAAAGCGTCGGATCGTCAAATCTATAAACAGATGAAACGTGAAGGCAAAATATAATATAGTATTAACAAAGGAGACCTACAATGGCAAATGAAAACTATATGTCAGCGATTAACTCCGCAGGTATGCTTCCTGAGGTTCTAGCGGCCGCAGTATATGAAGCACAGGAGTCTTCGTTATTCTTAGGGGGTGAAATCATCCCTATCGTAAATGCTCCGAACGGTATTGCAAAAGTACCATTCTTAGCACACAACACAGTCACTGCTGACCAAATCACTGGTTCAGAAACAGCGGCTGACTTAGAAACAGAACTAGTACCAGTTACAGATAACACAATCGTATGCGACTTGTTCGCGGTAAGGACTGTTATCCGTGACCTAGGGAATGTTGACCCACAATCAGTAGCGGTATCACTTGGTAAAAGTGTAGCGGCTAAGTTCGACAGTCACGTGTTCTCAAAGTTAGATGGTGCAGGCGACAGTTCTTTCGACAGTGTTCCACTAACAGTTGACGATGTCCTTGATGGCATTGCAGACATTCGTGGGAACGGTGAGATGGGTCAGATTTATGGAATCTTCTCTCCAGCAGAAGCAATGAACTTAATGAAAAACGTTGCATCAACATCATTCGCAGGCGGAGACTTTCAATCGGAAGTTTTAAGAGCGGGTGTTCTAGGTAGCATTGGTGGAGCGACAATAATGATGTCCCCACAAGTTACTAGTGGTGCAGGTTATCTGTTCGGCAAAGACGCAATGCGTATTGCACAACAGGCTCCAGTTAACGTGAATATTCAAGATAGAGCGGCGGCTGTAGGTAAAGATGTAGTAGTATCATATCATGGTGCGGCTAAACTTATCGATACCGAAAGAGCAATCAAACTAGTTAACGTTTAATACTAGAAATAGTTAGGAGAGTACAATGAGTGCATATGCAACAGATGAAGACTTAGTAGCGATTATACCAGACATCTTCGACCACGGTGTCGATAGTTTTAACGATGAACTTACACGTTCAACAACGGATGTGCAAAGGCGTATTAAAAGCGATTGGTGGATGCTAGGACATGACCCAAACGACTTTACAACGACAAAGTTAAAAGCGTCTGAACATAAGCGTACAACAGTCTATCACGCATTAGCATATTATATACTACCTCGACTATCAAACTTTAGTGAAGACGATACGTTCCAAAGACAAATGGTATTCTACCGTGAAAGATATCAGGAAGAGTTCGCGGCTGTATTAGCGGCGGGTATTTCTTATGACGATGACGGTGATGGATCATATGAGTCCTCGGAAATAGATTATATTAGAAACGATAGGTTGTACAGATAATGGCAAGCATCCGTAAAGATATAATCAACGATGTAATAGCAAAGTTAAAAACTATAACATCACCTCGTATCGGTAAAGTAAGCGAGAAGCCAAGCGACTTCGCAAGACTAGCCAGAACAGCATACCCCTTCGTACAGGTTAGTGTTGAGAGTGAAACAAAAGAAGACATAGCAATGGAGTGGAGACTATCCACACTAGAACTAGCAATCACTGTTCACTTAGAAGGTAAATCCAAAACTGAAAAAGCAGAGGAACAACTTTCCGAAATCGTAGAAGCAATCGAAGAAAAACTAGAAGTAGATAGAACAAGAGGCAGTAAGGCTCAAATAACTGAAGTATTAGAAGTGGGTGAGATAGAAGTATCTTCTTATCCAACAGTTAGTCAAACTATCAGAGTAGGTATTCAATATACATACTCAAGAGCAAACACTTAACATAATGGAGACCAACAATGGCAAACACAATCTATAGTGGTAGCACTGGCACAATCTACATTGGTGCAACAGCGGTGGCTTCTTTACGTTCCTTCTCAATCGAAGAAACACAAGAAGTTATCGATGCGACAACAATGAGTGTGACAGGAGTTGCATTTAGAACAAACAAAGCAACGTTTAAGTCAGTGTCTGGCTCAGCAGATGTTTTCTGGACAGCAGATGAACCATCATCTCCAGGAGACCACGATGACAAAACTTCAACAACTGGTCCAACTGGTATCGCAGATACACAGCCAGGATCAACTGAAGTTACAGTCAACTTCTGGCCTACAGGTGATGACCAGTATGAAATCGGTTACAGTTTTCCTGCATTGATTACTTCAAGAACTATCTCATCTTCAGTAGATGGTATGGTCGAAGCATCAATCACGTTCACTGGAACAGGTGCGATTACTAAAGTCAACGGCACAACAAACGATAACGGTGCGTAATAAATGATATCGACCCGTGTTAATACAAGAGTGAAAGGATCACTTCTTAAAAAAGTTACTGATATGGTAAAACATATGAAAGATGACTTACATAAAGAAGCAATCTCACTTACTCCTGTCGACACGGGTCGTGCTAAACGTGGATGGAAAAGAAACAGAGAAGGTACTAGTAATGATGTGCCTTACATTGTAGTATTAGATAAAGGAAGAAAGGCTGGAACTCGCAAAGGTGCAAAAAAGACATTTATGCAAGGTTCAGACCAAGCACCAGACGGTATATCTAAGCCTGCATTAAATAGAGTAAAAGACAAACTAAAAAGAGGAACATATTTAAAATGAGCAAGAAAATATTAGATAATGCTAGAAAGCATTTTAATGAAACAGTAATAGGTGAACTAAAAGAAATGGAAGTTCCAGAATGGGATACTACAATCTATTACCGTAATGGAACTAACTTCGCACAAGAGGCGAAAGTAATAGAACTACAAAACAGTGGCAAATCAGCAGAAGCACTAGTACAGGTGTTAATCAATCGTGCTTTAGATAAAAATGGTAAAAGATTATTTACTGATATGGAAAAAGCAGAACTGATGAATGGTGTTGATCCTGCTGTTATATTAAAGATTGTTACAGGTTTGAACAATGCAAAAGGACCCAGTGTGGATGAAGCGTTGGGAAACTAAAAGCCGATAGGCACCTCTGGAGCCTATTCTATCTTGCACACGAAACCGGCTACAAGATAGAAGAAGTTCTACAAATGGATTACACCATTGTGACCTATTGGTTAGCATTCTTAAAGGAGAAAGCAGATGGCAACATCAGAAACAATAGAACTCAAAATAAAACTGGACGACAGAGCATCCCGGCAGTTAAAAGACATAGATAAAGCACTTAACAGCCTGAATGGTCGCATGGGCGGTCTTGCTACGAGTTCAAATGTGTCAGCCGGTGCAATAGGTGGCCTAGTCAGTAGATTAGGTGTCGCAAAGATAGCCATGGGTGCTTTAGGTATCGCTTCCGTGGCAGTTACCAAAGCAGTCTTAAATAATGCAAGAGCATTTGAGTCCGTTACAGCACAACTTCAAATATTAGATGGTGATACTAATCAATACATCGCTACGCTATCAAAAATAGCAAAAGAAACAAGGTCAGACTTTCCTGCTGTCGTTGAGTTGTTTACAAAACTAAAAGCAACTACAGGAGAGTTAGGATTTTCAACTGCACAGGTTGAAGAACTTACCACAAAGTTTTCTAAAGCACTAGTTGTTGCTGGTGCCGACGCACAGACATCCGCAGGTGTTATTAGACAGTTCGGTCAAGCAATGGCATCCGGATCAGTTCGTGGTGATGAGTTTATATCTATCTCAGAAGGTCTAGGTATCGTACTTGCTGATTTGGCAAAAGAAAGCGGACATACAATCGGATCACTAAGAGAGATGTCGCAAAAAGGCGAACTGACTGCTGAAGTCTTTGCCGATATGATATTTAGGTCTGAGGAGATTGACAGAAAGTTTGACAAGATGTCAATCACAACGGATCAACTTCGAACACAGTTAGCGAACAATGTTATGCAACTAAGTGCCCTTGTTGCAGAAGGCTCAAAGGTAAAACCAGTATTTGATTTAGCAACAGAGGCATTGAATAACTTTCTTGAGGTAATACTTGAAGGTAATAGAGCCGCAAACGCAATAAGTCCTATAACAAAATCTATCAATAAACTTAAAGGTGAACTAAAAGCATTACAAGCCGTCGAAGATGGTTTAGATGTTAGAATAGGCTTCGAAGAAGGTGATGCATCTCCTGGACTAGAACAAGGTGATAACATGCTTGACTTCGCTAATGACTTAGCGTCAAAATATGCGGAATCATATGGTATTGCTACAAAAGAAACTGAAAAGAATACTGAAGCATTAACTAAAAATCAACAGAAAATAAAAGAAATAAAGGCACTTATTGCAGATTTAGAAAGTTTCCAAAGAGCCCAAACTAACGCCTTAAAAGAACAAAATCAAGAACTTGATACTAGTGCATCTAAAGAAGAAGCACATAGAAAAGAACTATTAGAAACAGTATATGTTTATGGTGATGCCTTAAAAGAGGCTATGGCATATAAGACAGAACTTCAAACACTTGAAGAAGAACTACGAAAAAATCAACTTGCATTACACAACTATAACAGAGCCTTCCACGCAGGTGTCAATCGTGTAGGTGAAGGTGAAGAAGCCAGTCGAAAGTACAAAGAAGAAACAACTGCTTTAAGCGAAGCCATTATGCGTACAGTAGAAAAGATTGCAAAACTAAAACACGAAATGGAGTTAGCCGCAAATCCTTACTTAGTATTGATTGAAGAACATAAAAAACTTACAAAAGAATCCGCACTACTTAGTGAGCAGTTAGAGATTGCAAAACAAAAAATGAAAGAAAAAGGTGCTGACACTGAAGTATATGCATATGTTATAGCAGGTCTGGAAGAACAAATAAAAGGTGTAAATGAAGAACTAGATAAGTTCAATGAAAAAGCAGACCCATCATTAGAAGAACAGGTTAATAAAACTCTTAAACTAAATGAAGAAAATGAAAAGTTATTCAAACAATATGCAGAAGGTACTAGAACAGTAGAACAACTTGCAGAAGCGGCAAGAATATTAGGTGTAGAGTTTGAGATGGAAGAAGAGTTAGAAACTTTCAAAGAGTTTACCGACAGAATGAATAAAGCCTCAAGAGCATCAGTTAATCTAACAAACAATCAAAAGAAACTATTAGCCGAACTTGAAAAACAGAAAAAAGCAGGTAAAGAACTAACAGATATACAAAAACATCAGTTTGAAACACTATCTAAGTTATATCAAGATGCAGATGACAATGCATTCAACTTAGCAAAATCTGTAGCAGAAGCATTCGATAAAAGTATTAGTTCTGTATCAGGTGCAATGGCAGACATGCTGTTAGGACTAGGCAACGGGTTTAGTTCATTAGAAGACATAGCATTACAAACATTAAGAAGCATTACATCAGCACTGATAGAAGCATTCATAAGACAACAAATCTTAGGACAATCTTTAGGTGCAGGATCAGCCGGACTACTAAGTGGAGTAGGTGGTCTATTATCTGCCGCAGGTCCGGCTGGTATAGCCGCGGGCTTAGGTCTAGCGGCAGTAGGTATGTTCTTAGGCAGACGAGCAGACGGAGGCAATGTATCTGCGAATAGACCATACTTAGTGGGCGAGCGTGGCCCAGAACTTATGATCCCAAATAAACAAGGGACAATAATATCAAACGAAGAACTTAACGCACCTGGAAATAAAGGAGACTTAACAGTTAACTTTAACATAAACGCAATCGACACACAAACAGGTACAGAGTTCTTAATAGAAAACAAAAGAGTTATAACAGGTGTCGTGCAGGATGCATTTAGAAGAAGGGCTACTGCAGGACCATTAGGATAAGGAGCAAAACATGGGATACGACTTAAGACATTATACACAAACATTTCAATCAAGCAGTAGAGCAAACGGAGACAGCAATGCAATACTTCGTAAATATCCATTCGTTGTATCAAGACAGGCATTAGTAGCATCAATCAAAGAAGCAAACGTGCTAGATAGTCAAAGAAATCCAAACGGATATACAGCCGCACAAATGGCAGATAAGATTATCGAAGCGTGGGATAATATTATGTATTACGATTGGGCAAATACATCAAATACAATGAACGGAACAGGATATGGATACGCAAATCCTAAACCGATAGATCCAGGAATATCTAATGGATCATCATGGGCAGATCCAGGCTTCTGGAGTTTTAATGCAATGTATTTTATAGCATATAAGGCAACAGGAGCACCAACATCAGGTATTAGAACAGCAGAACAAGTTTTTGCAGATACAAGCATTATTTTATTACCAAGCAAAGGATATACAGTTAATAGTAAGAACTATCAAAGACCACCGTTCTTAGGACTAGACAAAAGAGGTTATATACAGAACGATACAACAAATGCATATACAGCCATACAAGCAACTACGCCAGGTGGTGACGATTTTGGTCTAACTTTAACACTAGACGGAAGCAATAGGGTGACTGGTATAAGCAATCCAGCATCATCGACACACGATGATGTATCTAGTTCAACATCAGGCAACACTTTGAACCCACAACTGCTTACAATCCATGAGTTTGACATATATCACGATGATTTAAATGTAAATGGTAATGATTTTTCATATAATACAGCATATAGTGGCGCAGATAACATAGAAACATCAACAAAATACTTCGATTTACAAGCAGGTAAGTTTTCAGTGACGATTTCAGGCGGAAAAGTCACAGCAATCACACCTGTAGCACGAAATGACGGTGATGGCACCAGTTGTTCGGGTGGTTGGAACTATGACGCAACAAATAATGACTATATGGAGTTATCTTTTCAGATTGGATCAATAGATAACACAAAAATACGACCAAGAGTATTATACAGAACAAATAGTTCAGCAGATAACGGTGTAGGAAACAAAGCAACAGTAGATATTACAGATGTAGATAGTGAGTTTGATCCAGGACATAACTTAGTACAAGGTGACTGCACAACAGCATTCGCAACAGGTCCATTTGGTGATACAAATCACGGCTTCAAAGTAGATCCTACTGTAGGACTGATGTCTACACTAGATAGTGGATTCACAAACAGAACATGGCCAAACGGATCAGATGTAAATGCAGTAGATCCAGCAACAGTTAGAATAACACACGAAAGACCTATTCTAACAACACAATCAAGAAGTTTAAAATCAACAACAGTAGGGACAGGAGCACATAGATTATCATTTGAGTTCGAATACGCTCCAATGGAAGCAGATGTAGGACAAAGATTTATTAGAGCATTCGAAGAATATAAAGGTGCATCACAATCAATAAACTTATACATCCCAAACGTTGCGATTGACCACTGGGAAGGATACGTTACAGATAATATATCAAAAACTGACCAGTCAGAGATGTGGAACTATAGACAACATATTCACACAGGTTCAGCAGGTGATAGACAGATAGTAGTAGGCGGACATGTCCCAGGTGGAGGTGGAGTCCCTGCAGGAACTTACTTCGTTACAACTAAAAACGATAAGATATATCAGGTCATGGGCAACTCAAACGCCGCAGATGAATATGGTAGAATGGCATATTCGGTTGAACCACCGTTGATAGATAACTGTTCAGGTCATAGTATTTTATCAAATAGCAGGGCTCTGTCTGGTGATAACCAAGACGGATCGTTAGATGCAGTAAGAGGTAAATACTTCTTAGTAAAAGTATTCTTAGTAGATGACGTTTTAGATTACACAGTAGATGCCGCAGGCTTCTATAGAATGTCGTTTAAGTTTAGGGAAGCATTATAATGGCAAGAGGTGTAGCGTCAGCAACAGCAACAGAACTAGCAACAAAGAACTTCAACATAGTAAATCTGTTGGAGTTCCAAAACATAGGTGGTTCAAATACATATCTTACAGACGCACCAACAGATATAACTTACAGTAGTAATACATATGTATCAACAAGAGGTATGCTAGGTGTAAGTGATATTACAGAAGAAAACGAAATAAAGATTGAAAGTGTAGATATAACATTAAGTGCAGTAGCAACCGAAAACGTTAAACTATTCTTAGATTACGATTATATAGATAGACGGGTACTAATACACAGAACAGTAATAGACGATAACTATACAATCATAGGAACACCTATCTTAGTGTTCGATGGTAGATTGGATCAACCAAGAATACAAGAAGACTTTAAAAACAGAACAGCAACACTGGCAGTTACAGCAACATCACACTGGGCAGACTTCGAAGCAACAGAAGGCAGACACACAAACGATACAGAACAACAAACATTGTTTGCAGGTGATAACTTCTTCGAAAACGCATCAGAAACACAAAAGGACACAAAGTGGGGACGAAGTTAATAGATACATGGGCACAAAACTTACTCAAGCAAACATTCGCTTGGGGAGTAAATGACTGTCATCAGTTATTATACCAGTTCGTAAAACTAACCAACCCACAATGGTCGGATCCAAATAATCTAGGTAGATTAGCAGGAACATATAGTACGTGGAGAGAAGCAAACGAAGTAGCAAAAACACTAAAGATAGATGAATGGTTCAAAGAAATAAACTATACAAAAAGACCAGTAAATAAAACACAAACAGGCGATATAGTATGGATGCCAAGCAAGAATAGAGCATGGGATATGTATATGCCAGTAATCTTCGGAGAAACAGTACTCTGTGGAGATCCAAGAACTAAAAAAATAGAAATGAAACATATGAGAGAGTTCGATAGATACTTCGAAGTATATAGGAGAAACTGATGCCAACAGCAATAGGTACCGCAATATTAACAGCAGTAGGATCAGCACTTGTTAAGAGTGCAGTAGCAACCTTTATCGTTGGTGCAGTAGTTATCGTAGGAACAGTTGCATTAGCAACAAGAGCCTTAACAAGAAAACAAAGTCAAAGACAAAGAAGCACAGGCGGAACACTAGTTACAAAGTCAGGAACAAGCGTATCAATACCTGTAGTATATGGTAAAAGAAGGATGGGTGGTCATCGTAGTCATATCTCAAGCGATGGAACAGATAATGTAAATCTACACTTAGTAGAAAGTTTATGCGAAGGACCGATAGAACATTTAGAAAAAGTATTCTTCAACGATGAACTAGTAGCAACATCAACACAAAGTTCCGGATCAAATGCAAACGCAAACTGGAACTATGAAAGTAAGTATAACAGTACAGTAGAAATATACTTCTACGATGGATCACAAACAGCAGAAGCAGGACAAACTATACCTGGCTTCAACGATAGTGATAATACAAGAGTAGGAAACAAAGTAGCATATGTATATCTTAAACTAACATGGGACGAAGATGTATATGGATCAGGTGCACCAAACATTACATATACAATCAAAGGCAAAAAAGTCCCAGCGATTGGTGGAGTAGAAAGTAATGACGCAGGAGCATCACTTACATATTCAAGCAATCCTGCAAGATGTATATACGATTATCTTACAAATAGTTTATATGGAAAAAGCATTCCAAAAGATTTATTAGATACAACAACATTCAATAACGCAAAAACATATTCAGACGAAACAGTAGCAAAGACAGCCTCAGATGCAACAGCAGTTACAAGATATGAGTGCAACGCATATATTGATACACAACAAAGCGTATTAAACAATGTAGAAGAACTCTTAACAACATGCAGAGCAGGACTTATTACAGGCGACAAATATAAACTTATAGTAGATGAACCAGTATCAGCGTCAGGCGTAGCAATCAATGACGATAATATTATTGGTGATATCAACTATCTACAAGCAAATAAAAAGACACTGTTGAACTCCCTTAGAGTGACGTTTCCAAACGAAGATAGCACATTTAACTTCCAAGAAGATGTAGTTACAGTGCAAAGTACAACGTTGCAAAATAGTTCAAACGATAACATCGTACTAAAACAAGATATGGAACTACCAAATACAACAAACAAAGAGATGGTTCAGCGTATCGCAACAGAAGAAATAAATCAAAGCAGACAGTCAGGTATTGTAGAAGTAGAAGTAGATCCAAGCCTTATCAACTTAACAGTAGGAGATGTAGTTACATTTACAAATACAACGTTAGGTCAAACAAACAAGACATATCGTATCCTACAAACCGTGATAAAACCGGATCATCGCATAGGGCTAAATATGAGAGAGTACGATACAAACGTGTACTGGGATAACAACAAAAATATTATAACAAATAACAAAGACGATACGGATCATTAAATGAGCATCATTACACCAGGAACAGCGGCGGCAGGATCGATAACAACATCACAGTTGGCAAACGATAGTGTCGATGATACAAAGATTAACTTCGGTACGGGAACAAACCAGGTTAATACAGATGACTTACCTGAAGGCTCAACAAATCAATATCACACAAACGAAAGAGTAGATGATAGAGTAAATGCATTATTACAAGCAGGTGCAAATATTACTTTAACATATGACGATACAGCAAATACACTTACGATAGCGGCTGTAGAAGACAACTTATCAAACAACGATACAGACGATTTAAGTGAAGGGAGTTCAAACTTATACTTCACAAACGCAAGAGCAAAGTCCGGAGTACTAACAACACATAGTGGTAATATTACTTTAGGTTCAGATGCAATCGTAAATATCGTAGGCGGAACAGATAGTGGCGAATACATATACCTTAACGCACCACAGAACTTCATAGGCGTCAGTGGAGTAGGCTTTCAGTTCGATACAACAACAGGACCGAACGCCGCAAAAATAAGTGCATATGGTACAACAGATATAGCAATAGATGAAAACTTAGACTTAAATGGCAACTTAGATGTAAGCGGACATATAGCAAACGATAGAACATTATTAGGTGCATATAATGTATCAGCGGCACAAATCAAAGCAGACAATAATAGTAGATGGCCTGCAATGATTATCGAAGGATATGGAGACGGTCCATTTAGCATGACTAATCCTTCCATATTCTTTATTCAAGGTGCAGGTAGTTCTGGATCAATAACAGCATTAGACAGTGGTGATAGATTTGGAGTAATAGGTGCAATCGCTTCAAATGGTGCAACATTACCTACAACTGCAAATACACAGATTGAAATGATGACCACAGAAGCACAAACAGGATCAGCACGTGGTGCCAAAGTTACTGTGAATACAACTTCAAATGGTTCAACATCAAGAGTAGAAACAGCAAAGTTCCACGGTAATGATACAACACTGATTAATCTTATCGCTAGTGGTACAATAGTATTATCAAATCTACCTACATCAGATCCAACAAACGCAGGACAGTTATATAACGATAGCGGAACATTAAAAGTGAGTGCAGGATAATGTTAGAACAAAGAGCAAACACAAAACATAGTTACACAGTTATGAGATTAGATTTTATGTTAGATAGATATAAAGATTATGGCTTCATAGACTTAACAGAGTTGCATGAGTTCGTAGTAGAGTTCAGACAACTACCAAAAAATAAACAAACAAAGTACGCATTCTTATTAGACGAATGTGCAGAACTGTGGGACGCCGCAGAACAACCTATGAGATAACTAAGATGGCTAAAAAAAGAACACCTAAACCATTAAACGCTAGTGTAAAGAAAAACTTACAAGCACGTGCAAAGCGTAGTACAAGATATACATATGGAGACTTAGCAAAAGTCTTCCGTAGAGGTCAAGGTGCATTTCTTGGGGCTGGGGCTCGTCCAGGTCAAACTAGTACTAGTTGGGCGTACGCAAGAGTGAGAAGTTTTATCAGAGGCGGAGCACACGACCAAGATATTCGTAGAGCCGCAAGGAAAAGAAAATGAAGCGTAGAGTACCAAAAGATAAAGCATCTGGATTACCAAAGAAATATCTTTCTGGTGTAAAAGGATCAGATAGAACAAAACTAGCACAGATAATACAGAGAATAAGTAGATTATATAGACAAGGTAAAAATATACCTCAATCACTTATAGATGAAAGAATAAGATTAGGTAGAAAGAAATAGATGCCATATAAACCAACACAGCAGATGAGAGATGCGGCAAAGACTGCACTAGAGTACAATCAAAGAGCACCTCAATCACAGAGGTGGGGTACTAGTGTTGGGAGGAGACGAGCCAGAAAGATAGCAGATAATGGCTCATTCGACAAACCAGAGATATCGCAAATCTTTGCATTCTTAAGTAGATTTAAGAAAGATTACGATACACAGCGGGCAAGCAAGAAGTACGGTAAGGCTTATTATGCGTACTTAGGCTGGGGCGGACCAGCAGGACTTACTTGGGCAAAAGACAAACTAGAACGCTACGAGAGAGCGGGAGAGTGAGAATGAAGTGCCCAGGAAAAAATACACAGTTCTAAACCCTGATAAGTTCAAATACGCAGGTGCAAGAATAAAGAACCGAAAACAACCATTAAATGGTAGAGATGGTACCATAATCGTAGATCCTGCGGTTAACATGCAACTGATACCTACAAACGCAATAATCACAACAACACTAACACCAAGAGTATCCTTCTGGGAGATACATTTCGGTAAAAATGGTGAATATGGTGAAAAAGATATAGAAAAACTCGCAAAAAGACTTGACGCGGTTGCATTTATGTGATATAGTAG